TCCATCCCGGCATTGAGGCGCAATACCCGAAGCGGGAATTGCTGGGGCTGACAGATAAAGAAAAGGACCAGATTGAAGATCTGATCCTTGGATTCGTATCTGAGCAGATTTGATTACTTTGGAAATTTACTTGGAGATGTCAATATGTGTGAAATAACACCATTTATGGACTTAGAACCACCACCAACACTATTATAAACACCAACCACTCTGGGAGTGATTACCGTTTTATCGTCGTATATCTTCGACTTTATTGTAGCCAGAGCGACAATTGCATTCTGTATTGAAGACTCACTGATTTCGCTCGGCATTGGAATCAATCCAGATATTTCACGCCCGCTGATACCTAGAGTTTGAATGACTAAAGAGCCGGATATATCACCCGCACTAGCCGCCGCACCTAACGCAAACAAACTACCCAAATTAACACTACCCTTAAGAACGTGAATATTTGCAGTCAACCTTAGCCCGACTCCTATATATACGGGGATTATGCCATTTGAAGATGCGCTCTGCACCGGGGCAACCAATAGTGTCCTTTCGCCACTTGCAACATTGTCTGTAATAATAACCGGCACAGAATCAGTACCAAACTTTACATAATCAAGGACGACCACATAATCTCGTCCTTCCTCCCCCATAGCAGCGGGAGCATATGTCAACCCAACACTTTGAGATAGGTCTCGAATGGCAATCCTTATTGTTTCATCAGGCATGGCATCCAACAATGCGGTTTTCTTTTGTGCTTCTGTTAACTGGCTAGGTATATTTATTTGAATAGGAAGTGGGTCCAAGGGCTGGTAACCGTATTGTTTAGCATTTTGAAGGTCACCCTGGGTTGTGCCTCCCTTCTGGATGCTGGAGCACGCGCAAAGTAGTATTGCTGCGAGTGCTAACACTTGTAGCTTCATAGATCCCCCTAGAACCTAAAAATTTAACAACTGATTAAAGACGATTTTAGTTATATATCAATAATTCTGATCACTGTCATTTATGGCAGGAATGAAGGATTAAATTCAAAAACATTACCCAATGAAATAATAGCCAGGCCTCAACCAAGCTAATAAACCCATGAATTTCACCTCAAAAAATTATGACTCAAAAAGTGAGCATAAAACCTTCTTTTTTGCATCGAGAACTGCACGCAACCAAACGAAAAACAATACAAATATCAAAACAAAAATAAAGCTTTAATTAGAGCAAGAAATTTGGGATTAAAAATTATCTTTTGCTATAGTAACGGAAATTATCAAACAACCAGGAGATACAAATGGGAGGCATTTACATGACAAGCATGAATAATATCAATATTAACACCAATGACAATGGAGAAAGTACGATCATATTTAATCGCATCACAAATTACTCACTATCAAAGTTCAATTCACTATTAATTGACGTGACCATACTAAAGCATGGCAAAATCAAGGCTACAACATTTATATGCAATGCTAGCTCACCAGAGGTTATATATCGTTTTGAATCAAAATAAGAGAATGTCAACTTAACAGACACGACCAACCGTAACTATTTTATTCAATTGAGAATGCATAGGTTATTTTTCTGTCAAGCGTGACTATTTGCCTGCCAAAGATACTGATTGTTGTTACAGTAAACTACGACAACAAGCCACGCTAGCCCGCAGCCTCAAGCCGCATCAATGATGCGGGCATGAACGAACACCTGATCGACCTACTCACTCGCCTCGAAAACATGATCCGCATCGGGACCATCCTGGATGTCGATCTGTCTGTCAGTCCGCCACTATGCCGGGTGCAGACTGGCGAACTAGAAACCGACTGGCGGCCATGGGCCTGCCAGCGCGCTGGCTCGGCCAGAACAAGCTGGGCGCCCACAGCCGGTGAGCAAGTCATACTGTTTTCTCCATCCGGCGATTTGGGGACTGCCATCATTTGGCCGGCCCTCTACAGTGACGCCAATCCGGCACCGGATGACCACCCCACCCGCCACCGCACCATCTACCCAGACGGTGCAGTGCTGGAATATGACCCTGAAGCCGGAGCTCTCAACGCCACCGGCATCAAGACTGGCCATATCAGCGCCTCAGTCAGCATCACCCTGGAGACACCAAGCACCCATCTGACCGGTGATCTGCAAGTCGATGGGGCAACCAGCATTGGCAAAAGCCTGAGCGTTACCAAAAACGTAAGTGCTGGCACAGGACTCTCGGCACCGAGCGCATCCATTGGCGGCATCAATTTCGGGACTCACCAACACCCAGGCGACAGCGGTGGCACCACCGGGGTGCCTCAGTGAGTTGGGCGGGGATGAACCATGCAACAGGCGTTGCGGTGGACGATGCCGATCATATCCGTCAGTCAGTCCGCGACATTCTGACCACACCGCTCGGCTCCCGATTGATGCGCCGCGATTACGGCTCCGAGATCTTCGCCTTGATTGACCAACCACAAAACGGCGCCACCCGCTTACGCCTGATGTCCGCAACTGTCATTGCACTGCTGCGTTGGGAGCCGCGCATTCAAATCAACAGCATTGACCTCGGCGTCGCCGACATAGGGGGCGGGTTGACGATCACCATCGACTACACCCGACGCGATACCAACCGCCGGAATGGCCAACTGACCGTCACCACAGGTACCGCCTTATGAGCCTGATTGATTTATCCCAACTGCCCGCCCCGACTGTGGTGGAAACACTGGATTTTGAAACCATCCTGGCCAACAACAAGCAATTATTGGTAGCCCTCTACCCGACCGAACAGCAGACCGATATCACGCAAGTGCTGGCGCTGGAGTCAGAGCCACTCACCAAGCTGCTGCAGGTTTTTGCTTATCGGGAGCTACTGCTCCGGGCCAGAGTCAATGACGCGGCCAAGGCCGTCATGCTGAGCTATGCCACCGGCACCGATCTGGATCAAATCGGCGCGAACTACAACGTGGAGCGCCTGCTGATTTCGGAAGCGGATACCACAGTGGTACCAACAGTCGAGGCTGTTTACGAGGCCGATGACGATTACCGCACCAGAATTCAGATGTCACTGGATGGCCTTTCAGTTGCCGGCCCTATCTCCGCCTACAAGTATCACGCACTGAGCGCCGACGGCCAGGTGCTGGATGTCGGCGTCACCAGCCCATCACCAGGTGAAGTGGTGGTTTCCGTGATCTCTCGAGCCGGATCCGGTATTGCCACCGGCGATCTGATTGCAACGGTGAATGCCGCGCTCAATGCAGACGATATCCGGCCCCTCACTGATTTTGTCACCGTGAAGTCTGCCGAGATTGTTCCCTATACCGTGGTCGCCACCTTGTATGTCTATCCGGGGCCGGATAGCAGTGTTGTCCTGGCCAATGCCAAAACAGCACTGGGATCCTATGTTGCATCGAACCATCGCATTGGCCGAGATGTTCCCCGCTCTGGGCTCTATGCCGCCCTGCACCAATCCGGTGTTCAGCGTGTCGAGTTGATCAGCCCAATGGCCGACATTGCGGTCACCGATGCCCAAGCCAGCTATTGCCAATCCATCACTCTGACACTGGGAGGTGTGGCGCAATGAGCAACTTGATGCCACCCAACGCCAGCGCTCTGGAGCGCCAGGTTGCCGAGCTGACGACGCAGATTGACCAGATCCACACCCCCATCCGCGACATCTGGGATCCGGACTCCTGCCCGCTGGAATTATTGCCATGGCTGGCGTGGGCATTTTCCGTGGATGCCTGGAAGGACTACTGGAGTGAAAGCACCAAGCGGCAGGTCATCAAACAGGCAGTACCGATAGCGCGAGGAAAGGGCTCCCGGCGCAGCGTGGAAAATGTGGTCAAGGCCTTCGGGGCCAACTTGGTCATGCGCGAGTGGTGGGAGACCACCCCCAAAGGCGCCCCACACACCTTCCAGATCGTCATCAACTACGGCGGCAATGGCACGGTCACGGAGGAATTTCAGAACGATATCACCGAAGAAATCAGGCGCGTTAAACCCTCTCGCAGTCATTTCACCCTAAGTGTCGGCTTGAGTGCCAACGCCGGGGTTTCTATTGCCGGTGTTGTTCGCGTTGCCACCTTCACCCGCCTGGCTCTCAAAGGATAATTCACATGACCGTTCTCACATTG